CAGCAAGCACCTCCGCGCCCACCGCCTGACCGCCGCCCGATCCCACCGCCGCCATGCCTAACCCCATGACCGAGCCCGTGTCCATCACCCTCGCCGAGCAGCTTTGGTGGCTTGTCGGCACGCTCGCTATGGTCGGCGCCGCGGTCTGCCTGCACGAAGCCTACTGGCTGCTGATCGAGACCGCCGACGCCATTCGTCGCCGCCTGACCCGCCCTCGCCATGACTGAGCACCCCGAGCCGCCCGCCCCGCCCGACACGTTCGGCCCGTTCGCCGCCGAGGACGTGCCCGAGGTGCTCGCCATCCTTGCCCGCCAGGTGCACGACCTGACCGCCGTCGTGCAGGCCATGCAGGAGCGCGAGGCCTATTACCAGCGCCGCCGGATCGCCACGGACGCCCAGCGGCTGGCCGTGCTGCGCCAGCATACCGTCCCCGAGCTGCTGGACCGCATCCGCCAGGGGGGCGCATGAGCCGACCCCACGCCCCCGCCCTGCCCGAGCGCCTGACCCACGCGCAGGTCGTGCAGGCCGCGGCCTACCTTGCCGCCGAGGTCGGCACCGCCCGCCGCGACGGGCGCCGGTCGATCCCGCTGGCCCTGCCGCTAGCCGAGCGGCTGTCGGACTTGTGCTGCGAGATCGCCAGCCGGAGCCCGGAGTCGTGGATATGACCGCCCCCGCCACCGCCCCACGCAAGCCACGCCACCCCGAGTCAGTCGAGCAGCGCCTGTTCGTCCAACGCTGGCGGCTCGACCCGCGCACCCAACATTGGCCCGCCTGCGCCGTCCCCAACGGCGGGCGCCGCTCACCCCGGGAAGCTGCCATCCTCAAGGCCGAGGGCGTCAGCCGTGGCGTCCCCGATTGGCTCTGCTTCCGCCCCGGCCACATGCCCCACGGCACCCCCTGCGTCGGGCTGGCCATCGAGTTCAAGCGCCCGGACAAGCGCACCCGCGCCACCCCCGAGCAGCTCGCGTGGCACCAGCAGCTCACCGCCTGCGGCTGGCGGGTGGAGATCGCCCGCAGCGCCGAGGAAGCGTGGGCCATCGTCTCCAATACCTACCGGCACGGCTAGCCCACTAGCTTTTACACTATGACCCCGACCCCGCTGCCCAGCCGCCCCGCCTGGCTGACCATCCCGGAAGCCGCCGCGCTCATCGGGGTCTCACGCCAAGCCGTCCACAAGCTGTGCGAAGCCGCCCCCCCGGTGTTCCGCACCATCGTCGTCAGCCCGCCCCACGCCCAGCGCATCGTCCTGCACCTCGATACCGCGGACGTGCTAGCCTACCGCGACCAGCGGGCGTGGCAGGACAAGCCGGTCGGGCCGATCCCGTGGGACGTGCCGCCCAGCCACCCGCCCGAGGTGCCGCCCGTGCCGCCCATGCCGCGGATCGTGGGCATCGGCATCCCGACCATCCGCCCGTTTTGACCATGGCCGCACCGACCGTACAGCACGTTCCCATCGGCAGCATCAAGCCCAACCCCAGCAACCCGCGCACGATTCGGGACGAGCGGTTCCACAAGCTCGTGCAGTCCATCAAGGACTTCCCCGAGATGCTGGAGCTGCGCCCTATCGTCACCGACGCCGACCGCGTGGTGCTCGGCGGCAATATGCGGCTCAAGGCGTGCAAGGCCGCAGGACTTAAGACCGTGCCGGTGGTGGTGGCGGATCACCTGACCGAGTCGCAGCGGCGGGAGTTCATCGTCAAGGACAACGTGGGGTTTGGGGACTGGGATTGGGACGCGCTCGCGAACGAGTGGGACGCTGGCGAGCTGGAAGCGTGGGGGCTGGAGGTGCCTGACAGCGAAACCGCAGACTTTGAGCCAAATGCTGACCAAGAACAGCCACGACTAGACCAGAAGGCGTTGACAGTGTGCCCTTCCTGCGGCCATGAGTTTGCCAAGCCATAGCGAGCTGCTGGTCGCGCCATGCAACCATGCTGCCGCGCTGTTCGCCGTCACGCGATGGCACTATAGCCAAACACTTCCAGTCGGTAAGCTGGTCAAGTATGGCGTGTGGGAGTCTGGCAAGTTTGTCGGCGTGGTGCTGTTTGCGTGGGGCGCGAACAAGGACCTAGGCACCCCATACGGGCTAACATTGACCGAGTGCTGCGAGCTGGTGCGTGTGGCGCTTGCCAAGCATCAGACGCCGGTGTCTCGCATCGTGGCTATTGCATTGCGGCTGCTCAAGAAAGCCAACCCTGGGCTGCGGCTTATTGTCTCGTTTGCTGACCCCGTAGAGCAGCACCACGGAGGCATCTATCAAGCTGGCAACTGGATCTATACAGGGACCACCGTGCCATCGTTTGAGTACCGACTAAACGGCAAGCGCATCAATAAGCGGGCATATACTGGGCACAACTACGGATCGCCTCGCTTGGCGCTCCCGGCTGGAGCGATCAAGTTGCAGACGCCCGGAAAACATCGGTATCTGATGCCGCTGGACGATGCTATGCGCCAGCGAGTTGAGCCGCTACGTTTACCGTATCCGGTGAATCAACGCGCACGAAGCACAGACAGCGGTGCGCCCGACGACCAGTCGGGAGGGGGCGGTGCAAACCCGACCCGTGCGCTTATCACCACACAAACACCGGAGGTGTGACTATGCCACCGAACCCGCAAAACTTGCGGCCCGCGTGGAAAAAGGGTCAAACGGGCAACCCCAAGGGGCGCCCCAAGCTACCCGACATCCGCGAAGCGCTCGCCAAGGTGCTGGCCGAGGAAAAGGACGGCGTCACCGCGCTGGAGGCTACGCTGCGCGCACTCCGGGCCAAGGCCACCAAGGGGGACGTCCGCGCCGCCGAGGCCCTGCTGGACCGCGCCTTCGGCAAGGCGGTGCAGCGCACCGACGTCACCAGCGGGGACAAGCCGATCGCCACCCCGCCCATTAGCTGGATCACCGTCCCCCACGTGGAGCCGCCCAAGTGACCGAGCCGACCAGCGCCACCCGCCCGCCCCACGAAGTCTGGTGGTCGCATCACATCGCCGCGCACGGCATTACCGGCAGCACCTTCGCGGGCTGGCTAGAGCAGTCGGACCCGCACAGCCGCCGGGCCGTGTTCCAGCAGGTGGAGACGCTCGGGGCCAAGACCGTGCTAGAGTTCGGCCCCGGCACCTTCCTTGACTTCCAGACCTATTGGCGCGCCCACCCGTGGATCGGCTACCGGGCCGTGGAGCTGACGCCCGAGCTGGTCGCCTACGGGCAGGGGCTGGGGGCGCAGGTCGCGCTCGGCAGCATCGCCAGCGTGGACCACTACGGGCAGGCCGACGTGGCGTATTGCCGTCATGTGCTGGAGCACCTGCCAGGGTATCACAACGCCCTAGAGACGCTGCTGGCCCACGCCCGACGCGCCGCCATCGTGGTGTTCTTCCAGCTCGGGGAGGGCGACCAAGACTCCGTGGTCATCGACCGCACGCTCGCCCACGGCACCTACTGTAACGTCTACAGCCGCGAGCGTATCGAGGCGTGGCTCAAGGCGCGTGGTCTGCGGTGGAGCTGGGCACGGCCCGCGACCGACCACATCCTCACCATCTATATGGATGACCAGCCCGCCGGGTGAGCCCCGCCCGCTGGAGCTGCTAAGCGCCTACCAGCCGCTATTCAACCCCGCCCCCGCGTGGCGCTATGCCTTCCTGACGGGCGGGCGCGGCAGCGGCAAATCGTTTCATATCGCGCTGTTCCTGCTGAACCTCACCTACGAGGCGGGGCACGTCATTCTGTTCACCCGCTGGACGATGGTGGCGGCTAGCATCTCCATCATCCCCGAGTTTGTGGACAAGCTGGACCTGCTGGGCGTGGCCGACGACTTCGACGTGACCCGTGACACGATCCGCAACAAGCGCACCGGCAGTGCCATCCTGTTCCGTGGCATCAAGACCAGCAGCGGCAATCAATCGGCGCGGCTCAAGTCGATACAAGGCGTCACCACCTGGGTGCTGGACGAGGCCGAGGAGCTGGTGGACGCCAAGAGCTTCGACACCATCGACTATAGCATACGCCAGGTGGGACGCCCCAACCGGGTGATCTTGGTGCTGAACCCCGCCGCCCGCGCCCATTTCCTCTACGAGCGGTTCGTGGCCCAGCCCCGAGCCGATACGCTGTACGTTCACACCACCTACGAGCAAAACGCCCACAACCTGAGCCCGTCGTTTATCGAGCAGGCCGAGCGGCTGCGCGAGACCAACCCCGCCCGGTTCGCCCACGTCTTTCTGGGCGAGTGGACGCACGCCACCGAAGGGCTGCTGTGGACGGGCGCCGACATCGTGCGGGCGCGAGTGGAGCAGCCGCCCGACAGCTTCGCCAGGGTGCTGGTCGGCGTGGACCCCGCCGTCACGGCCAACACGGCGAGCAACGAGACAGGCATCGTCGTCGTGGGGCTGGGCCGCGACCGCCGCGGCTACGTGCTTGAGGACTTGAGCGGGCGCTATAGCCCCGCGCAATGGGGCGCCGTGGCCATCGACGCCGCCCGCCGGTGGGGCGCGAGCATCGTGGCCGAGGTCAACCAGGGCGGGGACATGGTGCGCAGCGTGCTGGCGGCGCAGGGCGACAAGGCCCACGGCGTCCGCATCGTGGACGTCCGGGCCACCAAGGGCAAGCTGGCCCGCGCCGAGCCGGTCTATGCGCTGTACCAAGAGGGGCGCGTGTTCCACGTCGGGCAGCTCCCGATCCTTGAGCAGCAGATGGCCAGCTTCCGCCCGGACGCCATGGACGGCAGCCCCGACCGCGTGGACGCGCTGGTCTGGGCGCTGTCGAGCTTGATGCTCAAGCAGGTCGAAGCGTTCGTGGTCTAGTCAACCGGCCAGCTTGCGTCTAGGTCCATGCTAGGCCTAGCGTTCGGACCATGGCTGACGCCCCGGCCCATGTGGCCGTCCCGACCCTGCGCGAGCGCGTGGGGCTCGCCCTGAAGGCGCTGCGCGGGGACATCACCGCGCCCGACGCGAGCCGCGCCGTGATCCCGCTGGTGTACCCCAACTTCCCGGCCATCGCCGGAAGCAGCGGGCAGCCGCCCAACGGGCTGGCGAGCGGGACGCCCCAGATGTCGCTGGTCCGCACGGCCAACCCGCAAGAGTACAAGCCGGAAGGCGCCAGCATCCGGGTGGAAGGGTTCAGTAAGCACCCGGTGGTCCATGCCTGTATGCGGGTCATCGCCGACGTGGTGGCGTCCGTGCCGCTCGTCGTGCTGCGCGCCCGGGGCGACTACGAGAGCCGAGTGCCCGAGTCGCACCCGCTCCAGCGCTTGCTCGACTACCCCGGGCCGCGGTTCACCGCCCGGACCATGCGCGCCCGGCTGGCCGTGGACTTCTTGGGCTACGGGAACGCCATGTTGGAGATGGACCGCGGCCCCAACGGGCAGGGCCTGCCGCGGCGGCTGGGGGCGATCAACCCCGAGTCGCTTCAGTCGGTGTGGGTGGATGCGGACGGCGACCCGCGGCGGTACGACTACGCTAACTGGTCGGGGATCATCGTGCAGCGGGACGTGGCCGACATCATCCACGTCCGCGACCTGGAGATGCCCCGCCCCTTCACGCCCGACGCCTTCGGGTTCCCCCGGGGCGCCACGGCGCTGGCGTCCATCGCGGCAGACAACGAGGCGACGAAGTACGTGCGCCAGGTAGTGACCAACGACGGGACGCCCACTTTCGCGGTGCTGCTGGCCGACGAGGCCACGCAGGATGACGCCACCGCCATGCAGCAGCGGTACAGTGCCCGGGTAGTGGACCGCGGCAAGCGCGGCACCCCCGCCTTCTTCGGGGCCGTGCGCGACATCAAGCCGCTGGGCTTCACGCTGTCCGACCTGGAGTTCCCCGACCTGCGCCGGGTGTCCCGCGAGGACATCTGCGCGGCCTTTGGGGTGGACCCGCGGATGATCGGGATAGCCAGCGCCACGTCGGACGCCGGGCTGTCGGGCGCGCAGTATGTCGAGGCGCGGGCGCGGCTGGTGCAGCACACCATCGAGCCCATGCTGGCGGCGATCGAGGACGAGCTGAACCATTGGTTGGCCCCCGAGTTCGGGGACGTGTGGATCACCTACGACCATGACCTGCTGCGCGAGCTGGTCGAGGACGACAGCGCCACCAGCACCCGCGTGCGGGCCGAGTTCCGCGACGGGCTTCGGACGTGGGAGGAGTCGCGCCGGGCGCTGCGGCTGTCGCCGATCCCCGAGCCCACCGACACGATTCTGGTGACCGCCGGGGCCACGCTGACCCCCGCCGCGGTGGCCGTCATCGACCCCCGGGCGGTCATGGCGCAGGCGCCCGCGCAGGACGGCCCGCCACCGGCGTTGCAGGGCGAGACGGACGAGGAGGAGCTGGAGGACGAGGACGACGAGAACGACGACGAGCTGGACGACGAGGAGGAGGACCGCGCCGACCCGGCGACGGACTTCCCCGCCAAGGGCGACAACAAGGCCGTCAGCCTGCGCAACAGCCAGTGGGGGCGCTTCCCCGTGGGCGAGGCCGAGACCCTGAAGCGCGAGTATCCCGAAATCTGGCGCAAGGGCGGCAATGTCCGCGGGAACCGGCAGTTCGCCATCCTGGCCCCGCTGGCCAAGCGTGGCGGCGCGCCCAACAGCCCCGCCGAGGAGCGGGCCGTGCGGCTACGCGAGGCGTGGGGGGCGCGGCACCGGGGGAACAAGCGCATCGCGGGCGTGATCGCCCAGGTGAAGTGGCTGGTGGTGGGCGACATCGGGCTGGATGGGATGCGGGCCGTCATCAACGAAGCCAAGGAGGCGCTGGGTGACCGTGCGGCGCAACGTGTTCCGGCAGGTGGTGCCGCCCTATCGGCGCGTGTCGCCGTGGCGGCGGTGGCAGCGGACGATGCGGCACCGGCTCCCGCTGGTGCGCCGGTACGGAATGCCAGCCCCCTGGTAGACGAGCAGGGGCGTCCGTGGTGGGTTCACCACCCCGAGGTGCTGCGCGCCCCGCTCTACCGCGAGGACGGCGAGCCCGACGAGGACCACATCCTGTACCGCTATTGGGTGCGGCAGATGGAGGAGATGGACCGGCAGGAGGCGCCCTTCTATACCACCGCCCGCGCCCGGTTCCGCGAGGACGCGGCGTCCGTGGCGCGGCTGTTCGC